TACGCCACACCCCATACGTGGGCTGAAGCCCATGCTACCATTTGCGCAAAGGAGAAATTGGACATCACGTACGCGAAGAATCAGGAGTACCAGAGACTGACCATCGACGCGATCAGGAGGAGCGGCCATCGCGGCACCTCTTGTTTGAATTGGTGGGTCAATTTCGTCTGCTGGCATTGCGCAATTTTCGAAGACCCCGAGTTGTTTCTTGAACCTTCCCACCGCCACGGCCGGGATGTGACAGGAGTCAACAGGTGGATGAACAGTGCTTTCGAAGGGGATGATTCATTCCTGGTCACCTCCCCAAGAATTGAGGAGGGGAAGTCGCTCCACATGAATGTGTTGCAATTCTGGGAGCGGATTGGCTTCAACATGCAGATTGAGGTCAGGAAAGAAAGAGCATTGTTTGTTGGTTACTACATCGGCTTGGATGACAGAGGTCCTGTCTTCGATGAGAAGAAGGACGAGTGGATGATGGTGCCTGAGATCGACAGGTGCTTCTCACGAGCCGGTACGAGTTGTTCCCCTTCAATGATTCAGGCGTTCCAGGCCAACGACCGCGACAAGTGCAAGAAACTCGCGGGATCAGCCGCGATGTCCAGGGCGTTCGAATTTGCGGGGTTGGCCCCGACGATTTCGAACAAGTTCTTGCAGTACGCGGTCGATTGCAAATTCGAGATCACCCATGATTTAAAGATGCGCACAAATCAAGAATTTGATGATAAGAGTGAACTCGAAGAACATATTCGTGCTCTTAACGCCACATGCCAAAGCGAGGACAAGATATTGACGGCCACTGGCTTCTGGAGCAGTGACGAGGAGAAGAATCGCTTTGTGGATTGCATGTGGGACTACGACCAGCTTGGGGACTGGGAAGGCTTTCGTAACAGCCTTCCGCAGTCATGGCGCCAATAGGCGCCACCTGCGCGACGTCGGGACACAGGTTTCACACCGATGCTGTAGATTAATTCAGCCAGCTCACAAGCACTGGCTGGTAAGTCCCAGGGCCACGGGAGGAAATGCCCGTGGTGAGAGAGGGAAGACGACAATGCATCATCCAGGGTTGCCCCCCCCTCTGCCGGAGTCGTCCGGGTGTAGGTAGAGTCCACCCGTAGACCGAGGCTTATTCTTCTTCACTCACTGCAGCCCAGCGGTGAGTGGCGAGCCGGCTTGCGCTGATCCGGAGCGCATGGGGTGAAGGCCGTGGGAGCGGGGGAGTTAGTCACCTCCGTGGTTTGGCCACCTTAACTCCTACTGAACGGGGGCTAGGCTCTTTGGCACGCCGTTTGCGTGGCAACATTGGATACCGACCGGTGACGGGCGGATATTTGATACCCCCGAATGGAATGGCTACATGGCGACCTGGCGCGAGTAATCAATCCAGGACCATGTTGACGACACCAGCAGTTTTCCCCAGCAGACCTCTCACGTTGAGTCGGGGCCGAAGCATTTTGTGGAGGCCGGGCACGGGCCGCCAGCGAGCACGTTGGCCGATGCAGGGTGATTCCTTTTCATGTCATGTCTGCTGCTCCCCAAGCTTGAGTGGGGAGGTTAAGGGGCGGTTTGATCAGCCGCGGGTCCATCTGACTAGGGATAGACATGGTTGACTGTGGGTAATCAATCCCACTGGGCTTGTTTCACGACGTGAGTTTGTTTGGCTCATGTGACCTGGTGCCCGATTGGGGGGGTCACAAAACAACACTATCGTCCTTTCGAGGGCGCTGAGCGACACCGCGAGTATGGCCAGGCCAGCAAAGAGAGGCAGGAAGTCCTTTCGGAAGGCCCGCAACGGCGGTAGAAATGGGACGCGTGCGCGAGCAGACCGAGTGCTGGCGCAAGGTACCGGTAAGGCAGTCACGAAGGCTTTCGGGTCTGAACGTGGTGTCGGGTTGGCAGGTTGGGACGCGTTTTCGCCGGTGCACCTGCCGCTACCACGATCAGTTGGGCCGTACACGGTGGTGCGGACGACGAGTTTGCTCAAGTCATACGAGTACTTCAACATGGTTGCTTGTTTTCAACACCAAGAGACCAATTACTCGTCGCCGAACTACGCAAATGCCCGTTATTGGTCTAATATTGGCCTCTTGACCAGCCGCAACCCTGCGCTTGCTATTAACAGCACCGTGGATGGGGGAAATGCCATAGTTAAGACGATACCCTTCCCGGGCGTGTACGGCACAGGGCGCAGTGCCCTCACAGCCGTGCCGTCCGCTATCTCTGTTCAGGTCATGAACCCCAATCCGCTGCAGACCACACAAGGTATCGTTGCCGGTTGCGTTTGTTCCACACAGCTGGATTTGCGCGACCGCACGGATACGTGGACGCAGTTAGGGAATGAGGTGATTTCATTCATGAAGCCGAGGCTCATGTCGGCGGGTAAGTTGTCACTCCGTGGCATACAGGGTGACTCCTACCCCTTGAACATGTCAGCTTTGAGCGACTTCCTTGAAGTACGCACCCTCCCCGACGGGGTAACCACATTGTCAGGATTCGAAAGCGATGGCCGCCCAGTCGGCTTTGCTCCGATTGTCCTGGTGAACGAGGGCGCATTGGATGACCCACCTCTGTCACTCAATTTCTTGGTCACCGTTGAGTGGCGCGTGCGGTTCGACATCAGCAATCCGGCTGTGTCGTCGCACCAACACCACGGCGTGACTTCGGACAACCATTGGGATGGTTTGATCCGCCAAGCCGTGTCCAAGGGGCATGGCATGTGTGACATCGTTGAGAGGGTTGCTTCTGCCGGTTCGACGGTAGCCGGCATGGCCGGAGCAGCCTACAGAGCGTACAAGACGATCAGTCCCATGATCCCCGTGTGATCGGCCGTCTCGCGGAGTTCCTCCGCGTTGTCTTCCAGTGTTGTCATGTGACCTCTTCCGATGGAGGGTGTGCAGCATCGGACATGCACCCCGTGGCTTCGTCAACCACGGGTAATTCTAAGCCCACGGCCAATGAGTGTCGTGGCAACTAACTGAATGACGATCACAACTTTCCACACGGCGCCTGCGGGCGCCTGGGG